GCCAGTTATATCATAGCAATTTTGAAAAGCGCTGTCGTCAATTAATTTTACAGTTAAAGGGATAGCCACTGAAGTTAATGATGAACAACCATAAAAAGCTCTTTCACCTATTCCAGTTATTGAACTGCCAAGATTAGCCATAGTTAAACCAGCACAAGTTTCAAGTGCTTGGTCTGACAAGGTAGTAAGAGCGTCGCCTATTATGGAAAAAGTTTTAATATCTGTATTATATCCAAAACTAGGAAGAGCGACTCCTTGACCACTTACTCTTGTTGTACCACTAACGTAAACATGAGAATTTTTATCGTGCCAAATAAGTTCACTACCTTTGTAAATTCTGTTTATGTTTGATTGAGGTGTAGCTTCAAAAGATGTATATTCTGATTCCAGATCACTTGCTGTAATTCCAGTAATACTATCTACGACACCAGTTGTAATGTAATAATTTGTGGCACTGCCAGCGGCATATTGAGTGATAAATCTACCAGAATTAGGTCCCGATTCAACGCGACTGATACCATCACCGTAATTACTACTAGCGTCATAATCATCTGGATGAATTTTGTTCCAATGATTACTCGTTACTTTGTAAAGGATGCCAGATGGACCTTGGTTAGATTTAATAGAAACTGTATTTTCAGTTGGTGCTCCTACATTTATCTTATATGCGTCGTTAGTTATCATCCTGCAATTACATAAAAGGTGTTAGCATCTGGAGTAATAGCATTATACTCAGCTTGTGTCAACTGCCTCATAGTAGTAATTGTAACTGAATCTGCTCTTACATTTTGAACTGGCGCTCCTGCAGAGGTGTTGGAGACATCTGTAGCGGTTCCCAAAGAGACAGATCTTATAGTATTGTTGTCATTGACATCAACGAATACTTCTGTTCCGTCGCGTCTGAACATACACATTTCTTTGGGTAATCTAATTGCTGGTTCTTTACCTTCACTGTTATTAGATGCGCCAAACTGTGCTCCAGTATTAGGAAGCGTAAAAGCAACAAATCCATCACCAGGATTAAAAGCATCACCTAAATTAGAACAACGAACGCCAGCGCCTCGACTATTCGTTGAGTTCCAAATACCAAATTCGGCTACATTCGATGGAGTCCTAACATTTTTGCCGAAAGCAAAGGAATCGTTGCCAGATGTAGTATTTTGAAATCCAACAGCAATTTGTCTTTGTCCACTGGCGCAAGTATTGCTTTGACCAATGGTAAAAGAGTGGTTTCCGCTTATTATAGAATTTGATTTACCAAAAGCTTGCGAATAAAGTGTATTACCATCTGTTGTATTGCTAAATCCATAAGCAAAAGAATTATCGCCAGACTGTGTGTTTAATTTGCCAAATGAAAAGCTTTCATCAGCCGCAGTTTTAAAGTCGTTATTAATTCCAACACTAAAGCAATTTGCCCCCTCCATGCTAGAAAGACCACCATCATTAATAAAATAATTGGTGCCATCTTGAATAAAAACTCCAGCATGTTGCGCCTTCACTCTTTTAGTAACGCTTGTAGCCCCAGAATCAACTATAGGGAAGAAGTCGTTAGTTAAATCTACAGCTGTATGAGTTAATAAATCTAATTGTGATATTTTTTTGTCTGCCATTTTTACTATTTACACTAAACATCCTGCTCAAGAACTAGATTAAATCCGTTTTCTTGTACTAATGTGCTAGAATTTTCTGTTAGTATATTATCTGGGACACTAGGAGAACTTACTGACCCTATAAAGCTTGTTAAATCTGTTGGTTTAAACCCAGCATCTACTGGAGAAGTTATCTTGCTCGAAAGATTAAATTGGCTATATTTTCTATTTAATTCTTGAATCACTTTTGCATATGCATGAAAATGCTCAGAAATTGAATATTCGGAAGATAATGCGCCGATTCTGTTCGCATAATGATTATTGGAAAAAAGAGTCACATTATGACTTGAATGTATTTCTTTTTCTAAGAGATGTATATTTTCAGCCATATTATGCCATAAAATTGGTTAAAGTTGTTGGTCTTAAACCAGCGTCAACTGGCTCGATAATCTTACTTGAAAGATTTAGTTGTTTATATTTTGTATTTAATTCTCGTATAACTTTTTGATAAGAGGCTAAATGAGTGACTGTGTTGTAGGTGCTAGAGAGCCCTTTAATTCTATTTCTAAAAGAATCATCAGAAAATTCAGCAACATCACGCGCAGAGTGAATCTCTTTCTCTAAATCATGTATAGATTGCAAAGCCATATAGTGTATTTTACACTAAAATATCGATAAATACTTAGATTTCCTCAAGCATATCAATATGATCTTCCTCTGTTATACTAAGAGCTGAGTCTATATGCATTAGCGCCTCCCAACCATCTGCATTTCCAGATCGTGAAAAGAATGCGATGTCATCAGCAACAAGAGATATAGAAGAGATATCGTCCCCATATTGCTCTAACAATGAATTATACTCTTTTAAAGCATCATCACCATCTTCTACTATGGGTTTTAAAATATTTTCGTTATTTTTTGTATAAATTAGTATCATAAATTGATTTCCTCATTTCACTAACGGATTTTTTACTGAGTTCTTTTATATATTTTACACCAGCGTAATAAATATCAGTGGGACTTAAGTGATTTTTGTATACACCAGCCTTTGGGTGGCTGATTTTATTGATTATTTCGCACTTTATGAAATCATTATTAAACAAAATTTCATTCAAAAAATGGATTTCAGCTACGTCTGGAGTGACGGACATATATCCTTTGCCAAACTCTTTATGGTGAACAAAATACATTCCAGATTCAGTCTTGGATTCGTTGTAAATGTTTATGGTAGGGAATCCCATTTTAGAGCTTAAACCCAAACCTTTGAAAACTTTACCAAATATAATATTTTTATTCATTTATAATAAATTTTTTAAAAATTCTCAATGCTGTTTTTAATTTGATCATTTTACCTCTGTATCCAGGAACAAAGCATATAGTCCATCGGGGTTCGTTTGTAGGGTTGTGTGTCGAATGTAAAACTCCAACATTTAGTAGACTGGGTTTATTTGTGTTTCTTTCAAAAACCAAAGTAGAATCTTCCTCTTTCGCCAAAAGGATTGGTTGGGTGCTATAATCAGCCTTAGGGTCTTGCCATCTATAAGTTTTATCTGAAGTCCACCATCTAACAGTTGCCTTTTCTGAACCCCAAGTCATATTTATTTTAACATGGTCATCTGGAGAGTCATCTTTATCATTGTAGTCATCTGTATGAATTGGAACACTGCCATTTGGGGGAGTGTAAAAGACTTCAGTTTTTAAACATTCTAAGCCAAGTTTTTTTAACCAAGATTCGATATTGGGGTCTTGATATTTTCCTCTCAAACTTATCTGTTCCCAGTTTTGTGGAGTCTCGTGTGTTATGGGCGGCCTGGCAATTTCAAAAGGCAGATTTAAGTATCTGTGGTAGATGTTATCCATTTTTTTACTTTTTGTTTTAAAATTGGGTATAATAATTTATGCTTATTTAAAGCAAACTCTATACTGAATATAGATCTGTTCCCTTCTATATTAAAGACTCCGTGAGGTATTTGATTATTAAATAAATAGAATTTGTTTGGTTTATATTTTAATTCTGTCAAATCAGAATAGTGAGAATGCCCTTCAAAAACTTTTTCTGAAAATAGTGTTACTGAATTTTTGTCCTCCAATAACACATTAACGCATACACCCCTACTAACGTCTTGATGAAAATTATAAAGCATATTGGGTGGCATTTTTATGACGCCACAATTAAATTCGTATTCACTATATAGCCATTTTAAAAATGGATTGCGGTCTATGAGATCTTCTTGATTTAATACGGGATACGTATAAAACCCATTGTGATTAAATGGCTCTTGTTGGATTTGTAAGTCGTTGCTTTCAAAAGTTTGGTTTGGGATTTCTAAAAAATATTTATCAGTTTTATTCATTTAAAAATTCAGTTTTAATTTTATTTTTAATTCTTTCGTAGGTTAAAAGCGGATAATCTAATTCAAACTCTACGCTAAATAAAAGCCTTTCTTTTTCAAAATTATAAACCGAGTGAGCTTTGCTAGTGTTAAATAAATAAATTTCATTTAAGTCGTAAGTGAACGGGACAATATCAGTCTGAAACTCCTCGCCACCGTGAGACATTAAATTATTTAAATTATCTGTAAACAAAACAAAAGATGGAGAAGGTGTCACTAGGGCGTTAATACATACCCCTCGATTTGTTTTAGTTTTGCCCACATCAATATGCCAATCATAAATTTTATTTGGTTCCATTTTAATTAGACCGCAAGAGAACTTATAATTTTCCGCCAACCATTCAAAGAATGGATTACCTTGAATGAATTTTTCTACATCAATCTGTTTCAAATAGAAGTGATAATACAAATGTTCATCATTATTTACAAGGGGGATATCTACTAAATTTAAGGGTTTAGATGGTATTTTCCAAGCATATTTTTCATCTATTGGATAATTCATGATTTATCTACGTTTAGCCCTATTGATATTCTATTTGTTTTCGAGCCGACACAATGCCAAAATGGTTTATCTCTTGAAACTACAAACTTTCTATGTTGCCAGCCCTTCTTATCCCAGTCAGTTATTATCTCACCAGTTTCTGGGTCTCTGTACCTAAAGAAACTTTTTTTATCTTCTGCCGCCCAAGCAAAGTAGATTCTTTCGCCTTCGCAATTATTGTTTGTATGCCAGCCGCAAAAAGCATCGGGAGGATACCAAAAAAAGCCAGAGTATTTTCTTTTAATTCCTGTTTCTTCCTCAAGCATTTCTTTCAATTTGATTTGATAGAATATTGAATTATTTAAAATTATGCGATTGTCGTTATGGTCAATAGAACCAGGTTTTGCTAAATCCCCATTAATCATGATTTGATTAAGCACCTCTTCAGAAAGAGTATAATCCATATCATATTTATTTGGAAAAAATTTATTAGTTTGATTTACTTTTTTAAATTCTTCTAGAATTTTGTCTAACTTTTTATATATATGTTTCATATGTGGAAAATAACTTTTATTGGATCTCCCATTTTAACTGTTATATTATAAAGCCTATGCAAGAATTTTAAATATCTTTCTGGGTCTTTCCTGTCTATGATAGTATGTATTTCATTGAATCCCAGTTTTTTCATGCCGTCAAAACTTTTGAGCGAACCTTTAAGTGTCATTTTATCATATCTAAAACTTTCAGATTTAAATATAAAAGGATTATAACATATGCCATCTTTTATTCTAAAGCAGTAAAATCCACAAATCTTACCAGTTCCATCGTCAATTACAACAGTGTTGTGTTGACAGGATTCTACGAGTTCTTTTGTTCGGGCTTTAAAAAACTCAATTTTTTGACTAAATGTTTTTAAAGAATTTGATTCGCTAAAATAGTTTGTGTCAACTTTTTTATGAAATTTCATCAATTCATAAGAAAGTTCGTCTAAATATTTAGGTTCATAATTAACTGTATGGTTACCTTTACATATTATCATTTTAAAAATTCTACATATACTCTACCGAAAGCGTCTGTTTGCATAACGTGAAGATTAAAAGTTCTTTTCATAAATTTTACATATGTATCAAACCTATCCCGTTTACCCAGAATCGCAAAGACCCGTTTGTCGCGGAATTCTTTTTTTAAGCCAAATAGTATTATATATTTAAATAACTTATTAAAAGGGACGTCTTCGTCTTTAAATATTAAAATAAGGTCAACCCCTTCTTTAACCACAACACTGTCACCGAAACAAGCATACCCAACAATTTGACCATTTTCATCATTTTCTACGACAAAATGATACTTGTGGTCACTTATTAGTTTTTTAAGCTCTCCAGATAGGTATGGGTATAAGAAAATAGGGCTTTGATCTTTGCCCAAGCTATGGTAAAGACTAACTTCAGCCTTGGCTTGAAACTTAATAAAAAGATGAAAAACGCTTTCAAAGTCTTTGGGTTCATATTTTCTATAAGAAATGTTTTCTAGCTTCATTTTAATTTGTATGTTTTGGGTGTAATATAGTACATGGCAAATGGAATAAATCAAGCTTTTGCAAGAGCTATTTTCGATGTAGAACCAACGGCGTTATTGGAATTGTATACATTATACTACGATTACCAGAACGATTCTCAAGCCCAAATCAATTTTCATGGAGGAACTAATGGCATTGGAGGGCCAATTATCTTTGATGGCCAAGAGTATTTGCCAATTCCTGTAGAAGCAGACGGGTTTGATTTATTAGGTGACCAAAGACTACCTAGGCCCGTAGTTAAGGTTTCAAACGCTGGTTTGTATATTTCTTCGCTTTTAAGGAAATACGATAATTTAAATGGGGCCAAAGTAGTAAGAAAAAGAACTTTTTTGAAGTTTATAGACGATGTGAACTTTCCCGACGACTCCAATCCTTGGGGGTCTGCAAATCCAGATGCTAGGATGCCAGATGATAAATATTTTATTTCTAGAAAAAAATCTGAAAATAAACTCGCGGTTGAGTTTGAGTTAGTTTCTAGTTTAGAACTCGAAAATATAGAAATTCCAGCTAGAAAAATTTCAGCAAGATACTGTTCTTGGATTTATAGAGGATTTGGGTGTAGATACGGCTACAACAAAACTGCTACTAAAGCTGATAGGCCAATTGGAACAGTTGATGATAACACTTTTGTAACTGGCGCTGGAACTACTTTCAGATTAAACAGCGATTTAATTCCTCTTGCTGGAGGTGGGTCACACCCACAGCAAACTTCTGTTGACAATTGTATAAGCGATAGCGGATTATGGCAAGCGTCTACAGATCAAACTACGGTTACATATGCTGTAGGCGATTATGTATTTAAATTAAGCGACAGGGTTAGTGAGGGACAGGGTCTCACCTCTAATTATTATCAACAACACCCAGTTTACTATATCTGTAAAAGCGGGCATGATTCTGTAAGCGGTCAGACGCCAGAAAGAAGACCCGACTTATGGATTAAAGACGAGTGTTCAAAAAAATTATTTGGTTGCAGACTTAGATTCGGAAATGATGATTTTGGAGGAGTAAATAATAATAAAGATCTTCCTTATGGCGGATTCCCAGGAACAGAAAAATATTCATACTAATGAGCATTAAAAGAAAAATAGAATTTGAATGTGAAAAAGATGTTTCCGAAGAGCGTTGCGGTTTTGTCGTCTGGAAAGACGGAGAACTAGATTTAATAATGTGTGAAAACAGGGCCGAAGATAAGAAAAATCAATTTTATATACCAGCAAAAGAGTTTCTCTATATTAAAAAAAATAATGATATTGTAGCTATTTATCATTCCCATAATGATGGAACCGAGAAGCCCTCAGATTTTGATATTAAATCTGCTGATATTATTTGTTATCCATTTTTAATATATTGCACAAAGAATAATAAGTTTGGAATCTACGAGCCAGAATATTCTGATGCGGGAAAAGAACAACTAGATCAACTAAAGGAAGAGGTAATATGACAGAAATAACTTTACATGGATTAGTTGCAAAAAAATTTAAACCATTTTTTAAGATGAGTAATATATCTAGACCAGTTGATTCTATTTTAGCTATTGACGCTAACTACGATGGGTTTAAGAACTTTTTTTTACGAGAAGCTGAAAAAAATAATTTTTATCAATTTATTGTAGATGGAGATTTAGTGACAAACGCCAACGAGGCGCTCGAAAGAAAAGAAATACAAACAATAGATATTGTCCCGTGCGTAAGTGGCTCTGTCCCAGTACTTGCGGCATTTGTTGTAAATTTAGCGATTGGACTAGTCATGGCTGGAATACAATATTTAATGACTCCCATACCCGAAAACGAACCGAAAACAGCGGTGGCGCAGTTAGGGGGAAATTCTTTTTGGTTTGCTTCAAAAGCTAATATTCCAGCTCAGTTTATTTCTGTGCCTTTAGGGTACGGAGAATTGAGAGTCGGCTCTAAAGTTATAGAGCAAACTATTGAGGCTATTGATAGAGCTGATGGAGATTCAAGTCCGCCAACAACAGAAGGGTCAAATTACTAATGAAAACAAAAATTAGACTTCACGGAAAATTGAAAAAACTTTATGGGGAATATTTTGAGTTTGCTAATATTAGAAAACCAATTGACGCCATCAAGGCGTTAGATGCTATATTCCCAGGCTTTAAAAAAAGCGTAATTGATGAGGCTAAAGCTGGCGGGCATTACGAGATAATATCGAACGGCGAAACAAAAAATGCATTTGAATTAACAAGAGACCAAAAAAAAATTGAAGAAGTTGATATAGTCCCTTGTTTAATTGGTCACGCTGGAAGTCTTGTTATAGCGCTTGGAGCTCTTGCTGTTGGTGTTGGTCTTTCTATTGGTGTTAGTACAGCCCTTGGAGCCTTTTTTATAGCGTTAGGCGTAGGTTTGATTATTGCTGGTATTATGTATCTACTAACGCCTATACCAGAAAACGAACCAAATGAAAGAAGTATTACATCTTCTATTAAAAATGCATCTTTTCTTTTTCAAAACCCAAGAAATGTATCAACACAAGGAAGAGCTATACCTATTGTGTACGGGAGACTAAGAGTTGGGTCTTATGTTGTCGGGACCGCTGTTACAAACTTTGAATTACATTTAGACGCTCAATTACAAAGAAGATACGCATCTAATAGAACAAATGCGCTATTAAAGATACAAAAATCATTTGGGAATTCTATATCTGAATTATACAGGACTTTCTAATGAAAGAGTACATATTAAAAAAGTACAGAAAGTATAATAAAAATTTTGTATTCGGCCGAGGAGACGAGGCTCAAAAAAATCAAAATGCACTGCAAGCTAATGCAGATAGAGTGGGTGACCAATTTACTCGACTTACTCCTCCGTTTTCTTCTGATTTAAAATTATCAACTGCTGACCTAATCGCTTGCGATTTAATATCTGAAGGGCCAATAGAGGGATTTGTTAATACTAATGGAAAATCTTGTTCAGCATTAGAAGCCACATATTTAGACGGAACAGTTGTCGCAGAACCAGTGCTTTCAACAAAGACAGTTGACAATCTAACAACAGGAAAATTAAGCGGCGTTTTTTACAACTTTAAACCTTTTGTTAGCGGTGAATTAGATTCATATGCAAGAGAGCTTGACGGCAGATTTGTACATAAAGAATACCCGACTTCACAATCAGCCCTTGGGGCCGCGGGCAGTTACGGGGTAATCGATTTTGTAAAAAAAGTGACGACGATATTAGCTTGCCCTGGTGGTAATCAGAAACTGGATACTTTTATGGCATGGAATCACGGGACTAGTACGACAAGGACGGCAAATGACTCTTGGGACAGTCTTAAAAGGGCTGGTCATGGGTATAGAAAGGTTCCTTATCAATACAGAAGGATATATCACCCAAATAGACCTAAACCTGGTAATAATTATAGTCTCCCTAGCACCTATGTCTACACCGATGAACAAAACCCAATTCTTTATCAAGGCAATTATGGTTTTGGAGCTTCAATAAATTCAAGTGGTAGGTTGTCGAAATCTTATTGTACAAGAGCTTTTGTTAAAACCTTACATGTATCAGATGCAGTAGCTTATGCTGGTTCCACGTTTAACAACTTTAGTGCTTACTTAGGCACCGCCATGAATTTTAATCCTACTTTTGCTTCTAGATTTCCAAACGGAAGACCAAGTAAATATAGATATTCATTAGCTAGCTACTATGAACCAGAGGGATTGAAAGAACCAATTATAGATGCAATAGCTGAAAAAATAAACGATTTGGGTTATGATTATTGGAAGCCTTATAGATTTTATAACTCTGATCCAAATATTATCGGAGGTATAGCAGTACCAACGTTGGAGGCGACTTATGCCAATGACGCTGAGCCATATTCATCAACTAACGTAAGATACCCGAGTGGTTTGTACAATGTGTTTAATCCTGGAACGAAAGCATATCAGCTAAGGGACGCTGATGGAAACTTACTTTTTAATTCAAATGGTAGTGCTAAAATGGCAGCAAAGGCTCAAAGAGACAAAATATTTCGAAGAAAGACTGTAATTGACGGAAAAAATGCTGACAAGTTTGTATCTAGATGGGGGAGTCAACAACTAGATTTAACGGAATATGGAACTTACGATAATGCGGCTAGACTTTATAAACCTAATGTAACATATAGATTTACTGGGTCAATTTATATACCTTCTGCTAATGATAATGTTAATGTAGTAAAGTTTCAATTGGTGGATAATGGCGGAAAGACTGCATTTAGTATAACTGGAGGCACAACTGACTTTCCTTTTAATCAGTGGAATGATTTTGATTTCGAATACACAAACAATGATTTCAGAAGATTAAGAATAAGAATGTATGAAAATAGCTCTAATCCAGGAGCGAACGCTAGCGGAGATTGGTTTGCGTTCAATGACATGACAGTTCTTGAAAAAACGACTGGAAACGCTTCAGAGAGTAGTAGCGATTTTGCGTATATGGCATTTTCTGCTGATGATTTTTTCGGTACAAATTTTAATAAAGATCACGAATTAACATTTTCAGTAGATGGAGAAAGATTAGAAATAGAAGATGAGAATGGCCTAGGGCACTCCTTCCCAGAAGTTACTGGCTTTGATTTGAGATCAAGAAGCGTTAAAGAATCATTTGTATATAGGAAGTTTTTGATAGAACCAGGCGGTAGCCGTGGGCAATGTTCTTATTCTAACGGGGGGTATTCGCAAACACAAGCATTTCCTATAGTTACTGGAGCTTCAAATGCTACAAGTCTTGGGATGGAGTTAAATGAAGCCGAGTCAAATAAATTTAAAGGAACTATTCTTTATCCAGTTTATTTGGGAGAAAAAGCAATTCCTTTAACATCTAATGGAAGTATAAATACTGGAATAATATTTATTAACCCATCGGATTCAGCTACGATAAGTGGAAATAAAATTGCAAGTGGGGCATCTAACGATTATGATGTGTTTGCTTTAAAAAATGGAAATTTTGAATACGCGCACGTCGCTAACCCAAATGTTAAAGCCCCATCCGTAGAAACCTTAAACAAAAAAATAGGATTAAGGTTAGTAGAAAGAGATCCAGGTCTTTTTAATTTTAGTAATTTTAGAATGGATTTTAATTTGGGTGAAGAAAACCAGAAACCGCTAACTCAAGAAAATTTGACTTCGACAGAATTCAATAAATCAATATACGGCCCAAGTAATCCAAACGAAGAATTTGACCCCGAGATAAATATGGACGAATCCATTACCAATGCCAATAATGCTGGAATGAGGCGTTATTCCGCACTCGAGGGCACATCTAGCGCTGATGTTGAATCGAATCTCGAGTTTCAATCCGACTGGATGGCGAATATACCTCTTGATGTTGATTATGTACCATTAACTTATATAGTTAGTAGAAAAGAGGTAGACTGCATAAAAATCACATTTATTATTGAACAATTATACCAAGACCTTATTTCTCAACAAGACATTTATGAAGCTTCAGTAAAAACAGATGCATTGCAGATTAATTTTTCAATTTTTATTTCTTTTGAAGGGGTTCCAGAGAGTATATTCCCAACCGAAGAAACAAAAATTTCTTATTATGGACTCGTTCCAGGTTTTTATGCTGTGGATAGTGATCAAATTACATTACCTTCATATGATGATATTATTGATGATTATCCAAATGAAACTAAAGCTAGTTTAGCTCAAAAATTTCCAAGAAAAGTTGAAGTAAGAAAAAATGATTTCGAAACAAATTCGACAAGAATGGCGAGGGCGGCCAGAATATTCCAAGTCATAGAAGTGATAAAAGAAAAATTTTCTTACCCATTCTCTGCTGTGATGAAAACGTATCTTGATGCTAGATCTTTTAAAGACCCTCCGAATAAACAATGGAATGTAAGATTAAGAAAAATTAAAATACCTTCGAATTACTTTCCTTTGGATTTAGAGGGAAAAGATAAAAGATTTGTTGATAATGCAGAAAACCTAGGAACTAGAATAGTTTACGACGGCGACTGGGATGGAAGTTTTAAAATAGGTTGGACAGATAATCCTGCTTGGATTTTGTATGATTTATTAACTGATCAAAGATATGGAGTAGGAAATCGAATAGACAGTTTTGAAGATATAAATATTTTTAATTTATATAAAATTGGTAGATATTGTGATTCTGTAGACAATAACGGAATTTTTGTTGGTCTAGATAATGGAGTGGGTGGATTAGAGCCAAGATTCTCCTGCAACATTATGTTAGATATTTCAAATAACGGTTTTGAATCAATAAAAGATATAGCATCAGTATTTAATGGTATGGCGTTCTGGGCTAATGGCAGACTAGACTTTTTCGCTGATCAGCCTAAAGAAGTGATGATGTATTTTAACAATGGAAATGTTTTTGATGGAATATTTAATTATCAAACAACAAATAAATCTTCCTTGTTTAATACTGCAGATGTTGTCTATTTAGATAAGAGAGATAATTATACAGCGAAAAAAGAAACAATTGTTGATGAAGATGGGCTAAGAAAAAACGGACTTTTAAGAAGAAATGTTACAGCGAGAGGAGCGACAAGCAGATCACAAGCAAGTAGACTTGCAAGGTACATAATATACTCAAATAAACTAGAAAGAGAAGTCGTAAACTTTAAGACTTCTGCCCAAGGATTAATGCTTTCTATTGGAGATATTATTGAAGTCCAAGACGAGCTTAAAAACTTTGAAGCCAACTATGCAAAAATTTTAAATATACAATCAGTTGGCGATAAATTTATAGAAATAGAAAATAAAATAAACACAAATTCCGTAATTAACAATCATAGCGGGGCTTTTGTAATAGTATCTACAGGGCAGGATAAATTAGTTGACCTATACAATAATGTTGAAGCGGGAGGTACAATTGGAACTCAAGAATTGAATGATATGTATACTCCACAAGTTAGAAAATTAAAAATTACGGGAGCAAATGAATTAGCTACTAAAATTAGAATTGGTATCGAAGACCCAAGTGGATATTTGCCCGATGTTCAAACTGGCACTTTGATTAATTTAGATTTGACAAATAGGGTGCCGAAACAATATAGAGTGTTGTCAATCAATCCAGAAGAAACTAATTTGTATGGGATCAGCGCTACAGAGTATAGAAAAGAAAAGTTTGATATTATAGAATCTCCAATTAATTATTCTTTAGATGAGGCAGAGCCTTATAATATTGGAATACCACAAATCGTTAACAAGCCAATTACCGAGCCGTTAGGATTTGAAAGTCAAGTAGTGGCCACACAATACAATTCAGAGATAAACTTTCAAATTACTGGCGATATTACTGGCAATGAAACCGCTTATAAATTAAGTATTATTCATCCAAATGCGAAAGTAGATACAAAAAGAATATTAAAACAAGATACAGTGACAAATGGGAATTTTGTAACAACTGGGAAGTTTAATGATATAACTTCATTTGGAACATACACATTTGAAGTGAGCTCTATAAGTTCAGAAGAAATTTCTGACCAAACGAATTAAAATAGTACTATGATTATACATTCAGTAAAAGTTTTACCACCTCGAAGGGGAAATAACAAAATATCAATGATTTTGGTCAATGGGACCAATACGGCCTATAATTATGTTAAAAAATTTATTAAAGTAAATAAACAGGATGCATTGATATTTCAAATAATGATAATGGATATGGACACTATGCAAAATACACTTGTAGATTATCCTAATTTATATTTTGAAGCCCTTGTTTATGAAGAGTCTACTAAGGATTATACTAAAAAATTTTTAAAATTTAAAAGAAATGGAATTATTATAGAATCTAAGATGTTTAAGTCAGAAGAAATAAAAATCAAAGTTTTGTTAAGGGACAAAGAAGAAGTAATTGATTATTGTCTCATTGATATAGTGTAATATAATTAGGATGAAGGACTACAAGGAATATTTTAAGTCAAAAGCTAAGCTAATTAAAGGTTCTGCAACGCTAAAACCACCAGCAGGGGGTCAAGATGGCTTACAATCTGTGGCCTCCATGAATGTTTTGGATTTAATATCTGAAGGGCCTATTTACGGTTTAGTAGATGCTGAAGGTAGAAAGACTAATAATATGTCAATTTTAAATTCTCTTTATTTAGATAATACTCGTGTTTTAGATAAAGGTATACCCGAACCACAAATAAGGACAGTAGACTTTGATCAAATCCAAATGATGGGTCGGTTAACTAGCGCAAACATAGAAACGGCTTTCGATAATATATCTGGACAGTTAGTAGCTTATGAATCTGCTACTAATTTTAATGTTAATAATGCACCGATGTCTTCTATTAAAAAAAGAGACATCGCTGAAGACAAGCAAGCTTTAATTGAATTTGTAAACGAAAATAAGTCTTTAAGCAGATTTGGAATGATTCAATTTAAATCGTATGGAATTTTTCCAACAGGAGACGCAATATATTCAAGGGTTAATAACACCACCAACCGATTTGAAAACACCGCCCCTGTTGATCCAAGTACCGTAACTAATTTCACAATTGAATGGAGCGATGGAACTAATACCTACACTGGAACCGCAACAATAGCGATACAAGCGGGTACGACGGCTACAGCGCTTAGGTCATATGGATCATTAAAATGGAACGTACTTGGTTCAGACGGTCAGACCTATGTGATGTTCAAACAAGAAGCTAGTGATGGACGGTTTTTTTGGCACTTTGGCGGCCTTTACTCGTATGGTAATAACAGCACTAATGGAAACGACACAAGCCTCGCTATTAATGGAGCGACATCAACGAGTGAAGATTTTCCGTGGGTTGACAGAACGGCCTCTACTTGGTATCAGTATCAAGCAACTGCTAGTCCGACTCAATGGAACCAGTGGACTTTAAGATTTACCAGCTTTAATAGTCAAGCTACTGAAATATATAATACAACGACTTTTAATTTAGATGTATATAATGGCACTAATCTAGCAAAAAGATTAATAAAAAATGAAGACGGAGAAGCTATAGAAATTCCTTCTCCAATTTTTTATGGTTATCAAGTTTTTAATAATAGCAAGTTTGGTACCTACACCGCTGCTCCAAATGTACTAGATGTAGGTGTATCTGGAAAAGTAGGAAAGAAATATTTGATAGATGGATTTGCTGGAGGAGGAATATACTTTTTTGAAATTGGGGATAACGACGAGCTAAAAGCGAATGGAGATTTTAATACTGGAAAGTTCTTTGTTGCAAAAGGCGGCAATGTCCCAAATACACTACAAAGTGGCCTAGACAACGGATATGATGTTTTTGTTTATGATGGCGCCACTGGGCCAATTTCACTAGAATCGCCAACTCCAAATCAATTGTCCCCTATTGTTGGAGAATTAGCTGGTCAAGAGATTGGTCTAGGCTATATCAGTGATTTAAATTTAACATATAATTATGGAAACATAGATTTTGATTTTAGAGAAGGATTCGAAAAACAACCCAAAATGCTAGGTCATTCTGAGGGAGATCAAGATTTTGATGTAAGAAAAAAATTATACGGACCACTTCAGTATGGAGGATCAGCTGCTGATGGAGATGGAGAAGGATATTCTGATCTAAGACAGGGGGGAGACTTTTCTACCTGGATGTTGAACCCACCACTAGAATCAGATTCGTATCCATACACTCATACAATAAAAAGAATTGATGTAAAAAAAGCTACACCTACATTAGCTATAGAAGGTTTAAGTGACACTATAGCTAACGGTGCAAGCGCTGGCGTCCAACAAAGTGAAACCTTGTTGATGGGATTCACTTATGGTTTTGAAGGTGGAGTAACTGGAAATGTGGGGACTTTATTAGCTGCTGGAAATAATTTAAAAGATATAGCGCTTGGAACATTTGAAGTTGTTGAAACAAATAGATATGAGGGTATCGTTGTTTCTAATTACCTCGACACGTATGATGAGATAGGGGACTTGCCAAGGAATAAAGTTTTGAGGGGCGTCACGGTTGATGATACTAATATACCAGGTTTAACACAAGCTATGATAAATCAATATGGATATACATCTGGAGAACTTATATTTCCTGGAGAAGATTGGAAAGTGCCAAATAGGTTTATAAAAATAGAAAAATTAAGTTATGAAACAGACTCAACTCTTATTACAAGAGACTGTTCTTTAAGTTATGTATCTGAAAGAATTGGTGAGCCATTTAGTTATCCGCTTGTAGCAACTGCTGGAACTATTTTTGATGCTAGAAATTTTGCGGCGCAGCCAACTAGAGACTTTGAAGTTAGGGGGAAGCTTATTGCGATACCATCAAACTATGAACCATTGGATTCAGACGGGAGCGACAAAAGGTTTATATCGAGTTCAAAAGATTATGGGCTGAGAAGCATTCAAACATTTGATGGAGGCGGTTATGGAAAAGTTTACGATCATATAGACATAGGAACTAGTAATTTTGAAATTGAAATGAGGGTTGGATTTGGTTCTTTAGCAGTGGCTGCAGGAAACGCAGGAACTGACTTTCAGTACTTGTTAAGTGTGGATGGAGGATTTGCGCAAGCTAATGGAATAAGTATTTTTAACCATAATGATAATATAGCTGCTAATATAAGACAGTCCAATGGAACTGCAGTTGATGTTCCTTTGGTCGTAAGTATAGCTGGAAGAAATAGTAGTCATTTTTATAATGATTGGGAGTATATAAATGATGCTCAAAATCTTACGTTTAATGCTGTTGATGCTAATATTGATACTAGCACTAGTTTTAATATACAGTTTGATTTACTTCTAGGCAATGTTGGTAGTACTAGTAATAGTATCTTATGGACAGCGGGAAGCCATCAAAGACTTGAAATAAGGTTTACTAGTGGAAATAAAATACAACTATCTCTTAGTAGTCTCCCAGTAGGCAGTACAGATGGAAATGGCGTAGAAAACACCACTACTCAAGTCCCAGGTAAAAGCGCAACTAGTACGAGGACTTTTTCACAATTTGAATTTGTGCAATTTAAACTCGAGGGTAATTTATCAACTGGGATAAAGCTCAGAGACAGAAGCGACAATAGTATTATTGCAGAGCTTACAACTGCGACACTAGCAGATGTGGCATCTCATCCTAATGGAATGGCGAGAATTACTGGTTTGTACATCTTGGGAGTTAATAGTCAGAACGCTACTGTTGGGAGAAGAGGAGCTGGCGCTATGAGAAATTTATCCGTACAAGGAGTATCTGTTTTTACTAACACATACAATGTAGCAGGAGTAGTTAAAAGATTTAATTCAGATCCGAATTTCTTAAAAGTCGGCGACGTTAATCCAGCAGATGTGTATGACATTAGCTTGAAAGGAATCGGAAAAAAATACACACTAGAAGTAAAAGTTGGAGATGAAGTGGTTGGAACTAGTTCTGGCACAATGACGTCTGAGAGAGGAAATATAAATTTTGGTGGCACAGTAACAAATCAAGGTGCAAATACTACACCTAGATTATTAATTGGGACCAACGGAGACGAATACCCGCCCGCTCATATAAAAGCAGGAGGAAAAATATCAGATGTTAGGATTAGAAAAAATAACCAACTAATACATCATTGGGATGGAACTGTTATAGATGTGGTACGCCACGATAATTGCATGAAAGATAAGGTAGGAGGATTTCATGCAGACCTCATAGGTACAGTGAATACAGTTTTAGATTCGACTTTTATTTTTGGCAAGAATAAGAAAAGAATTTACAATGGGCCTTGGGACGGAACATTTAGATTAGGATGGACTGATAACCCCGCTTGGATTCTATATGACCTAATGATAAACCCTATTTACGGAGTAGGGAATTCCATAGATGATAGAGAGGATATAAACATCTTTAATCTTTATAAAATAGCACAATATTGTGACGCTGTGGATAGTGATGGGTATTTTGATGGATTGCCAGATGCAACTAGAGGTTTAGAGCCTAGATTTAGTTGTAATATTAGAATTTACGACCCTAAAAATGCATTTGAAGTTGTAGGAAACATCGCTTCTATATTTAGAGGATTTACTTATTGGGACGGTGTTGGATTAAACTTCGCTATAGATAACGAAAAACAAATAAGCGCTATATTTAATAACGGAAATGTTTTTGATGGAATTTTTAATTATGGGGATATAACAAGCTCTGCTAGATTCTCAAAAGTTGAAGTTATGTATTCTGATTCAAATGACTTATATTCCACTAAATCAGAATATATAGAAGACGAAGACGCAATAAGAAAATACGGGATAGTCTCTAAAATTCTTAATGGTATTGGTTGTACATCTAAATCCCAAGCAAAGAGAATGGGTAAATATGTTTTATTAAGTAATAAGATGGAAACGGAAATCGTTTCATTTAAAGCCTCTTCTGAATGTTTCTTTTTAGAGCCAGGAGATATAATTAGAATCGATGATGAGGTAAAAAACTTTGAAATTAATTATGGAAAAGTTTTAGAAGTTAATTCTTTAACGCCAGATCCATATATTAGAGTTGAAAGCCATGTAAATCCAAGCAAAATTCGACTTGGATCAGCTGGAGGGGTTTACTTGTATACAAATAGAAAACAAAATGAATTGGAAAATATTTACGATATTGTAAAATATCGAACATTGTATCAATTCGGAGAAGATTCTCATACTTATAGTGGGGTCGTTGACACTGATTTTATAAATCAGCAAAGCTTAACTGAAATACAAAAAATACAAGTCACAGGAGCTGTTAAGGAAGATAATAATGTTAAATTATATCTAGATACTGGAGATGCTAATTTTCAACACTTAAGCGGGGCTCAAGTTGGGTCTTTCTTTAACGTTGAGTTAACAAATGATGTAGACAAAACTTACAAGGTCATAAGAAAGAGGCAACAAGAAAATAATATCTTCAATATTGAAGCCATCCAATATGATATAGAAAAATTCAAAAAAATAGAAGAAGAAGATTTTGACGTAGAAGAAGTAACATACAATATAGGTATACCAGCGCATACAATAAATAGACCGCTTACCCCAACCTTCGACGAGACCGTCATTCTAAATAATGATTTAAGTTACTCTGTAACGGGAACGATTAACGCTCAAGCCAACAGCAATGAAACATCTTACAGGGTTGTAGCTTACAGATCAAATCAAGCTGGGCCATATGTACAAAAAGAATTTTTAAGAGAGTCTGACGACACTACGGAATATAGACTAAATGGGCTGATAGATGGGAACTATACTATATCTGTAGCTGCTTTAAGGAATCCAGAGTCGAGCAACAACTTTACCAAAAACTTTTCCATAGAATCTAGAAGAGACATTTACATGAACCCAATCATTAAGGAAATAGAAATTGGAAATTCAAATATTAGTAATTATGAAAGAATTAGTGGTAGCGGTTTTGGTTCTGGATCTTCTAATTATAAAGATGTTGAATATAGATTTGTAACGGTGGATAAAAAAGATAGAACCTTTAGTTTAACCCAACTTGATTACACTCTTGATGTTTTTATAGAAAAAAGTGGTGAATATACTGTTATAGCACAAGATCATGAAGCAGATACTTTTACATTTACTGATGTAGACAATATGATATTTTTTGGGGATTACAATTATGATTTCAACGCCAAATTTGACCTAAAAAAAGACGGAACCGTTGTAGATTCCGCCTTCTTTGAAACTAATGTAATTAATTTAAATTAATTTTAATAATTTTCGACACTCTTTTGCGGGAATATCTTTATAATCTGACCACTCTTTGATGACCTCTGGGTCATTAGTGTAAGCGCCAGTCTTATACCACGCTCTAAGGCACCCTTTAAAAGAATTGAAGTCTGTACCCGCTTTTTCTTTTAAAATGCCCTGTGGGCTAATATCTTTCGCTCCAGAGGATGATGGAGGAGCTACAATAGGAGACTTGTTTTTAGATGAGTCAATTTCGTCAGCTCCAACGATATGAATACCGAGAAAATTACGGACAGCACGAACAAACGCACGATTTTCTGCAATACATTCTAAAAACTTAGCAGCGAATCCATTTGTATTATGAACAGTAGCGTTAGCTATTGAACTAAATGTTTGTGAACCGTTGCTTTCATAGTTATCGATCCAATTAATCATGCACTGGGTAACGACGCGATTGTCTGAAGACTCATAAATGTCGTATGTTAAATTATGAAAACCCCGCAGCTTTGCAAGCTCTTTGATTCCACCAAGCTTAATTAAAAGCTGATTGTCTTCAAGGCCTTCAATAGAATCTGGAACTGGCATCTTACGCATTTCGAAGTGATCCTTGTTTGGATATAGATGCTCTGGGCTGATCATGGCTCGCCAGTTGACTGAGCCATCTTGATTAAATTCGTATTCAACAGACTCTAGGAGTCCGTGTTCGTTGCGTTTCCACAAGTCTGGGCCGTATAATTTATTTTTTGACATATAAGTATAAACTTTCTATTTCTGATTTTGAGATTCCATCATATACGAAGTTATTTGTTTTGTCAAGTCTTTTAGCGGAAGATTCTGATAAATAGAACTCCCCGTCTAGAACAAATTGCTTATTTGATATATACTTGCAGTCTTCGGGTAGATTAGGCACCTCGGGAGCTTCTTCTTTTAAAATCACACTATAATCAAAATACTTTAATCTTACTTGGGAAACTATTTCCTCGTTGGAGACTTCTATAATAATCCTCTTATTGTATCTTTTTAATATTTTAAAAAATTTTGCTAAGTCTTCTTTTTCATGTTCTTCAGAGTATTTAAAAACAATTTGTTTAAGGTTTGGTAAATTAGCTACGATATGCTCTTCTAACTCATTGTCTAAATAAAGATTTACAATGCAATATCGGCACCAACGAGTTATCATTTCCAAATCAAAGTGAAGGTCTGATCTTAGATTTACTGGTTTACCTTTAACTTCTTCGTAGGGCTTAAAAATGTTAGGGACAATTTCCATTGTGGGATTATGAAAATTTTCGCCAATTCTAATTGTTTTAAAATTAACATCGAATTCAATCTCAAGTTGAGCTAATATAATTTGTGCTATAGTCTCTGGTTTGATTTCATTAACTCTATTCTTTCCTTCTTCCATTTGAAAAGAAGGTTTTTGTTTTGAAAAATCTGGAGTTACAACTTCCGCATATTTAAACAAATTAAAATTTTCTTCATACATATTACCTAATACGCAAACAGAAGGAATGGAAAAAATGTCACTAAGGTGGACTCGATGACTGGCCGTCCCCACATATAACAATGATTTTTTAATTAAATGATTATTTTGCTTAACTGTTATTTTATCTTGTTCTGGGGCTGTTAATATACCTATCTCTTTTTCTTCTAAAGCTTCTTCTATCATAGAAAAAACAACGTCCCAATGTTTATATTCTTGTGATGGATAATCTCCATGTGGATTAAAATAAATATATTTATCCATAACATTAGGATAAAAATGATCTGTTATTTTAGGTTGCCCAATTCTGACCCCCAAATCTTTTGCGTAAACTTCTGCTATGTGCGACATAATTTAAATGTATTTTTATCTTTACCGTTATGAAAAAATGAAGCTGATCTTTGACTGCTATAATGCGGGAAAAAGGCCAGCTCAAAATAACCTTCATGATCTAATTTACCTTCAAGTAGAAATGGACTATCTATTTCCTTAGAATACGGAAGTACTTTATGAACGTCGGGATGATCTTCTATGTAAGAATATAAATCTGGTTGAGTAAATATATATATATTGTGGGACGGATATAATTCTTTAACGTCTCCAATCATAGCATTTAACCATAGAATATCTGAGGCTGACTGGGGCAATACAATAGCTAAAGATTCGCCTTCATCTATTAAATCAGATAAATCTAAGGTTTTTTCTTTTGCCTCTTTATCCCAATCAAAATCATAGTCTACATCTGGCATTTCATCTAAGATTTTTTCTAACTTCTTGCCAACGACATCTGTAGAATAATTATCTTCTACCCATTTTCTAGCTTTCCAACCAATTTGCAATCTTTTGTTTAAATCCATGCTCCAAACTTTTTTAAGTTGTTTGGCTATGCTAGATGGATATGTTGAAGCTTTAATAAATTGAGTTCCTGGTTCTCGATACTCAGACCAGTCAAGTGGGAAACTACCACTTTCACTAGTAGAAGAATCTTCTCCGCAGGAATAATTTGTAACTAGGGTAATTAGTCCAGTAAGTTTCGCCTCAAAGATAGGTATTTCCATACCTCCGCTAGTAAACGGATGACAATAGACATCCATTAAATTATATATTTGATTTAGTTGTTCTTCATCAACGCCGTGTTTGATATTTGTTGTATTAACTGTTTTTTTAGCTCCACAAAATCTACAGTCCTGCTCTTGACCGCTGAAGGGGCGTATATCATATTGGCTACAAGATGAGCAATGATAAGTTGTGAGAATATCATTATTGTCGAGGCCTTTTTCTTCTATAAGTCTTGGTATATCCCAACCTTCCGTCCAATGAGTATGTAAAAGTAATTTAGCTTTTGGACAATCTTTTTTAAATATTTTAAAACCTTCCAGTAAGTTTGGTACACTTTTTCTTAATTGATTTCTGAAAACAAATCCAATAATAAATTCATCCGAAAGACCGAATTGTTTCCTTAATTTTTTTCTGTCTTCATCAATAAATCTATGGAAGTCTTCTGTATCGACGGTTCCGTGCAAAGTTTTTACATGACCTTGACCAGCTTTAACCATATCTTTTTCCGCAAAAGAAGCCCAAGTATAAAAATTTTTTGTTTCGGGGGCAGCCTCCATCGCTTGTGGTAAAATTGGCTGGCTATCGAGCGTAGTCCAAATCATATTATTAATTTTATTCCACCAAGGTTTTTTCCAGTAATTAGAAAAAGCCCAAATATCTTCAATTCCTATATAAATATCTGGCTTATATTCTTTGATTGCTTGATCAATCATTTCAGCTCCATAGCTAGCCGTTCTAGCCCTATTTGGATCAGCATTAATTTGCTGTATAGCAACAGGGTTATTGGGTAGAGAGCCTTGAGCTTTCCAAGGTCTCGTTTTCAAGTAATGGTCGCCCCAGGGAGTCCCATTAGCAAATTCAATAATCTCATACTTGTTTGTGGCTTGTAAATAGCGGAGAATGTTTTTGGTGTGTTTGCCAAAACCAGTAAACGCTTTTGCGTTATTTGAATGAATTAGGACTTTCTTTTTCATTAACCCTCGTAAGAAAAAAGTCTTGTAAGATACAGCTCTAGCAAAGTTTTTAAGGTTCTTGCTTCTCCTAGTTCGATGCCAATTCCAAACTTAAGAGTAGAGTTTTTGATAACGCCAAAAGACCAAGCATCGACACCGTTATGTTTTTGATATGGCTTTAATGAAAGACTTGTTTTATCGTCGTTATACGTATGAAACGCTGACCATTCTGAATACTTTTCAATAGTATCTATTATAGCGCCAGCTTCATTCTCATTTATCTTGCAATAGATATTTTTCTCTGGGTCTTTAGCGTTCGCACTGAAAGATCCAGATCTCTTGCTTTGATCCCAACTAGCTTGTTTAATCGCTTGAATTAAAAATGTTGGTTTTGTTGGATTCCCTTCTTTATCTTTTTCGATAACTTTAAAAGAAAAAGCGCACCCAGTACTTTTAGCGTTTGGTTTATATAGATTATATTGCATATGCGATATTATATACAATATGCAGCATAATTCTACAAGAATTATTTAAATATTTTTAATAAAGGGCGCAAACATTTCGTCCAACATGTCCATATAGTCTGCAAACTCGTCCTGTATGCTTTCTCTAATAAAAGCATAATTTTTAAAGAGATTTAAAACACTACCTACTTCTTCGTTATCCACTAATGATTTATAAAAATAACCAGAAATTATTTTGTACAGCAATATTTTATAAGCTAATTGTTTGAAGTAAACATAGTTATAATCTTCTTCTTTTAGAAAAGATTCTGCGTGATAAGCCTCTAAGAATTTTTTTTCATAAATAGGATGATCATTTAACTGTAACTTGTAAGATGCAAATGCAAGATCCCAAGCTGGGTGAATATGAAATGACTCAAAAAAGTTACAAATTTTTAATTGATTAGGCCTATTTAAAATACACGAAAGATTTAAATTAGTATGACATAAGCAAGAAAACCCCTCTCCAGGTTCGAAAAGTTGATCCTCAACTGTCTGTTTAATATCTTTAAGTAAAGCTAAGCTTTGTTTAAAATTTGGTCTTTCCAACAATGCATTATAAAATTCTTGATCCATAAAATCTTCAAATGAACCTAAAGAATACATAGAGTCTAAAAAATATTCTCTTTGATTTTCTTCTGTTTTTGTGGCGTTGTGTATTTTTGCCAAAGAAGAGCCTAATAATTCTATATTTTCATAGGTATAAGAAAGACCTAATTCTTTTGATGATTGGGAGTTTTCGAAAGATGTTAAAAGATAGGCATAGTCGTCTGAAAAGGCATTATTAAAAAACATTGGAGAAAGATTTAAATCTTTTATAGACTCTAACGCTTTTTTTTCTCTTTCAAATATAAATGAATCATTATTCTCTCCAACTTTTATTGCATAACTTAAATTATCATAAGAGAATCTATAAATATCATAAAAAATGTTTCTGTCTATAATTTTAATAGATTGTTCAATTTGATCAATTTCTGGAAATTTCTCGTTAAGATAAAAATCTTCAGTAAAAATTTCAAGTAAGTAATTCTTTTCAACCAAAGATATTTTTAAGGTTTTTCTTTCTGTCAAAACCCTATTTGTTAAAAAATCTGAAATACTAATTTTTTGGCCTTCTTCCATTTACTATATTACACAAAAAAGGCGGTATTTCTACCGCCTTGAAAATTAGATACTTACTGTACCCATTTTTAGACCAGTTAAACTGGTTTTAGCGAACTTTCGCCTAACGCCAGCATTTCTATCGTGGATAACGACATAGCTAGGTGTTTCATTTACAAACTGAGCATTATAACTAGCTCCGTCCTTTGTCCGAAGGCCGAAAAAACGACCTCCGCTTTGTTTCATTGTTTTTACGATACGATTTGTTTTTCTCATAATTAAAATCCTATAACTCCTTTGGGTTTGATTGTAGATTTATTTTCTATAGTTTTTGCATCTACGTTTAATTTATTGGCAAATATATCATATATAGTTT